TGCAGTTGGGTCATCTGTACTAAAACCTGCACTAGATAAATATGTTTTAACATCTGTCAATGCTACTTGCTTCATTGTACCATTATCATTTGTTACCACTCTGTCTGCATCTACTAATGTTGTAGAAGAAGCAGACGTATCACCATCCATGATGTTTAGCTCTGTTGCTGTTGCAGTCACACCATCTAAGATGTTCAATTCAGTAGCAGTTGATGTAATAGAAGTTCCTGCTATTTGTAATGTAGTAGCATTTACTTCACCACTAGAACCATATATAACTGCCTTACTATTAACGATTGTACCTGCAGATGAACCATCAACTAAGTTAAGTTCTGAAGCAGTAGAGGTAACTCCATCTAAAATGTTTAGCTCTGTTGCAGTTGATGTAACTGTTGTTCCATCTATAGATAAAGCGTCTGTCTCTAGTGTGCCATCTACATCTACGTTTCCTGATATGTCTAATTCAGTAGCAGTTAACTTAGCAGTTTGTAAGTCTTCAAAACTAGAACCTAATTTTAATTCAAACTGAGGTCCTGTAGTATTATAAGTAAATGTAGCATCATCACCTGAACCACCTTCTATTGTAATACCTGCACCATTGATAACTGCACTTGTATCATTACCACTGTCTAATACAATATTGTGGTCATTTAGATTTACTGTTGTTGAGTTTACTGTAGTAGTTGTACCTGATACAGTTAAGTTTCCTGCTAGTGTTACGTTAGCACCACTAAAGGTCATAGCAGTTGTTGGTGTAGAACCTGACTTAATTACAAGTTCACCACTACTGTTTGTCATAGAACCAAAAGTTGTACCACCATCTTTCAATACAACGTCTGCACCATCAGCATCAAGAGTAATATCTCCTGCAGAATCTAGTGTAATCGTAGAACCTGTCATGTTTGTTATCACAGGGTCTGTTAGTGTTTTGTTTGTTAGTGTAGCAGTTGATGATGTTGAAACTAATCTAGCATTACCACCTGTGCTTGGTAAGGTTAAAGTGTTTGATGCACTTTCTGAATGTGGTGCAGCTATTATGATTTGTCCGTGTGAGTTTGCTTCACAATTTAATTGTATAGCTCCCTGATTGGTATTACCTTTTACAACTACCTTTCCTGTTCCATTTGCAGCAAGTTCAATATCAGCATTTGAAGTAGTAACAATATCATTACCATTCATATCTAAGTTACCACCTAGTTGTGGTGTGGTATCTTCTGATATGTTTGATATAGCACTTGATGTAGCAAGTCCTGAAACAACTGCACTTCTTGTAATCTTTTTAAGACCACCACCTGAAGTGTCTATTGCTAAGAATACATCATCGTTAGCTACTGTAGATATCTCTGATAAGTCACCTACTGCTATAGAATTAAAGTTTGTTCCATCTGCAATAAGTAAGTTACCTGCAGTGTTAGTTCCCATAGTAATATCATCACCTGCGACTGTTAAGTCACCTGTAATACTTAGGTTTCTAAAACCACTTATATCTTTATTAGAATCTACTATAACTGCTTTTGAAGCAGATACTGTTCCTGCAGTTATACCATCTACTAAGTTTAACTCTGATGCTGTTGATGTTACACCATCAAGAATATTTATCTCAGATGCAGTAGCAGTAATTGTTGTACCATCAAGACTGATAGCATCTACGTGTGCAGTACCATCAATAAATAAGTCTTTAAATTCTACAGAACTTGAGCCTAAGTCTATGTCATTATCGGTAGAAGGTAAAATAGCACCATTTGTAAATGTAACTTGATTTTCACCACCTGTTGCTATTGTTATAACATCAGACCCTGAAAATGTAATTGACGTATTTGTATCTGCGTCACCAGATATTGAATCTAATTGTACAGCACCTACATTTGATAAGGCGGCATCTCCAAAATCTACTGCACCTGCAACTGTTAGTGTACCTGATACGTCTACGTTACCATTTATATCTACTGTTGTAGCAGCTAATTGTATTTCTGTGTCTGCTACTAAATCTAATTGTCCATCCGTACTTGAATTGATGTATATAGCTGTGTCTCTGAATTGTAACTTCTCTGTAGAAGCAACAAGTATGTCATCACTAAATTCAAAATAGTCCTCGTCTTCTTTCCATGTTAATACACCATCTGATGTTTCACCATCAAATGTTACTGCTATATCTGTGCCTGCAGTGCCATCACCTATTGTGATTGCAGTTCCAAGTAGCTTAGTAATAGGACCACCTTCTGCAGTTGTACCATCGTGAGTGTGTCCCGTACTCGATGCGAAGGCTGCTAATAACTGATTAAACTCATCATTGGTATGAGCGGCAGTTATTGTATCTCCATCACTATAAGATGATTGTCTAGTGTATGTAGCTCCCATTTATCTTCTCGCTCCCACTTGATATTCTAACTGAAATCCTTTTAATGAGTATGGTGCAGTAGTGCCACCATCGTTAACTCTAAGTGCAACTGCAAAGCCTGACCCTTCTACGGATTGTCTTACTAATGGCTGTGATGAACCACCATATGTTCCAAAACTAGTAGAACTACTACCATACGTTGTAGTTCCATATATAGCAGCTATGTCACCCGAATCTAATTCATAAGCTGCGGGTCTTGATGAGTCTTTAGCCTCATAGTCATATCTTAGAAATAAATCTGCATCTATTGTTGATTCAGGTGCAAAGTTAATAATCACACGTTGCATATGTTTTCTTATACCCGCATCACCAAATGTCATATCAGGACCTCTATATTTTCCTAATATTGCAGTTCCATCAAAATCATTGCCTGATTCTTGTCTGTATACGTACCCACCACTAAACGCACCATGTAAAGCTATCACATCTCCTGCAGATACAAATGTGTCTGTTGATGCGGGTTTTATACCTCTCAACTCTGCAAACTCAAAAGTTTGTCCTTTTAACACACATATGACACCTTTAGTTGCATTTTCGCCTGTACCATCTTTTGTAAAGAATATTCTATACTGTGTCTTATCAGGTATAACTATTGATTCAAACTCAGATGCACTAGATAAGTTTTCATCAAATAAACTCTGCACGTTAGAACTTATAGTTCCTAATTCAACGTCACCAATTCTTGCAGTACCAGCAATTGTGCGTAATCCATCAGGTCCTAAGAATATAAGATCACCCGCAAATTCTTGAACGGTATCACCATTTATACATCCTATATCTCTTGTTACTGCAGTTATTGCAAAGTTACTAGTTGATGTCCCTGATAATTTAAATATTCTACTTTGACAAAATATAAATAAGTCTTCACGGAAAACTTTAAGTCCTGTTATTTCATCATCAACTTTGATACTTCCTGCACCACTACCTGTAGCAAAATTATCTTCATCAAAAGGCACACTAAATACTAACTCTTGTTTAGCACTTGACATACCCGCATAGAACATGTGTTCTTTAAATGCTACAACAAACTTAGCACCTGTTACTGCAGTGCTTACTTCTCCACTTCCTGCAGAAGAAACATCTGTTGCACTAAATGATGCATTAAAAACTGTTGGTGCGTTTGTTCCGTCTACTACAATTAACTTATCATTACCATCAAAGTTAAATCTTTCAAATCTATATTTACCTGCATTTGTTCTGCCACTATCTATTGTTGTCCATGAAGAACCTGCAGGGTCTGCAGTAAATATATTTGTTCCTCTTGCTGCTACAACTTTACTTGCAAAGGTACAAACCATTAACACTTTTTCTGAAGCAGAAGATGTTTGAGGAACTACTGCAGATACATACTTACTAAATCCATTTATTCTTCTGTAGCCACCCTCTATGTCAGGCTCAAAGTTTTGTAGTTCTAATGCTTCACCCGGTTTCATCATAAATGTAGAACGATTTAGAACTAATCCCCCTTCACAGTTAAATGCTACAGGTGTTACTTGTGATAAGTCTGCCATTAAACTATTCTACCAATTATGTTCGTTGTGCTATACGCTCCGACTCTAGGTATGAAAGTTGAACGTATGTAATCATATTTATTAACCAAGAGTGTTTGCATATTTTTTATGCCTTGTTCAAATCTTTGAAAATTAAGTTGATACTGACTAGTCTCACCACGATATTGATAGACAAAAGCAGTTGCCCCATCTACAATAATAGCATCAAATCTAGACGGTATGCTTGTGGTGTCATCTTGTGCAGATAGATCTGATGGAAAGGTGTAATAGTCAAATTTTAAAGAATAAGATCTGTTTGGAAAAGGATATAATAAATAATTGTTATCAGGTGTTCTAACTATATTTTCAGGTATGCCACCTTGATCAAACTGTGCAACTGTTACACCACTCGCTATGGAGGCTGCGGTTGTGCCACCAGCACCCCTTGTACACCCAGTGAAAGTTGTACTACTGCCTATTGCAGTGTACGTAATTTCTTCATTTCCTATGTGTAGTGTTCCTGCCGAGTCAAATCCTGATGTACTAGCCACTGTTATTGTTTCAACAGAGTCGGTGTGTGTGGTGCTAGTTGTTGTTGTATTTATCTCGTCTTCTTGATCACTAACAGCGTTTATGTATTCGTTATAATCTAGTTGTCCTAATCTGTATCCTGAATTGCCTAAGTCACTATCTTTAACTAATCTAAAAGTATTGTAGTCCACAGTTTTAGCCGAAGTGGGTATACTATATCTTACTACTCCTGCAGTTAAAGTTTTAGTTTCTGTGGCATGATTAAAAGGATAATTAAATTCTCTTTGATTAATATATCTTATAGATTCATTTACTGCGTTTTGTGCTTGTACTTGTATCCCTCTAGCATTAGTAAAATTAGAAGAAGTAAGTTGTACTTCATTTAATCTAGATAAAGTTTTGTTTGTTAAAGAGAGATAAGTTCCAGACATAATAATTCCATATAAGATAAGAGAGCAAGTTGCCCTGCTCTCCTATATAAAATTTAAGCTAATTGGTCTCTATCGACTTCATCAGGCTTATCTGATAATCCATGACCTGCTAAACTAATAACAGTTGCATAGACTCTGAGTCTACCTGTTGCTGGGGCAGCACCTGCAATCTTACAATCAATAGTATCAGCGGCTGTGATAAATTGAGTATAAGTTGAAGCGGCACTTCCTACGACAGTATTTGTCTGACCGTTAGTACCTGCGGCACAAAAGCCTGTAGACGTAATGTCTGCACCATCAATGATGTCATCACCTGCGGCAAAGTCCATATCTAATGTACAGCTTGAAGTGAATGCTTTCATTACCTCTGCTCCTGCATTTAGTATTAAAGTATTTGCAGGAATCTCAAGTACTTGAAATATATCTCCATCTGAGAAACTTCCTCCAGCAGCTACCAAATCATCAATATCGAGGTAAGCCTCAATATTTCTCATGATATTGCTATTCTTAACTGATGGAAAAGCTACGATAGAGTCGGAAGATACACCAGTGGTATCTTTAGAAGTTAAATCAAAAGTTGCCATTTATACCTCCCTTACGCTACGTTATACTTAGCAGTAACAATTGCTTCTGGTCGAAGAATCTTTCTGCCATACAAATGCATACCACGAACAATATCAGCAAAAGAATCAGGGTCTCTGTAAGTCTCTGTCTTGTTGATCTGCTCTGCAGTAGCTACTGCTGAACTGTGTCCTGCAACAATAACACCATAGTTTGAGTTTTGGTTCGCTGAACCTGTAGTTCCCGGACCTGTTCCCACTGCTGGTAAGTTATTTGACATATACACATCAAAGCCATGTATTCTGCCAACTTGTAGTCCTGCTCTTAATCCACCTGACTCACCGAAGTCACCATTTAGAAGACGAGAATCTTCATCTTTTAAGACTTCAATAAATGTTGGATGTAGAACAAGCCATCTACCATCAGTGTCTACAAACTGTGTATCTAACAATCTGCCCATTCTTGCAATCACCTGTAAAGGAGTTGCAGTAGCAGTTGCTTGAGCAGTTGCACCCGGTAGTCTTGGAGCTAATGGAATAGAATGATCTCCAGCACTACTTGTAGTAATGTTTCCGAAGTCACCCTTCTTTAGCTTCATGCTTGTCAACAATTCGTCTGAACCTGCAGT